TGGCCAGCCTGCGGTTATCGTCTTTGATTGCATCTAGCTGCGTGCCTAGTTCATCACCGGCATTTTGCAGCTCGGCGTTGTAGTCGTGCAGGTGTTGGTTTTCTTGTTTTGTGTTTACCAATTCGCTGCGCATCTGTGCCACGCGCTGTTCGATCTGCTCTGCAACCAGCTGGGCTTTATCATCATCACTCAGCTTGGCAATATCGCCCATGACAAACCCGATATTTTTAATGGTGAGGGTATCGCGCACATGGTTAATCAACATCTGTACTGCGTCTTGCTCTATATCCTCGGGCAACAACACTAAGTCGCCTGCCTGTAGATGTAATTTATCCAACTGGTTAACGCCTGCTAGTGTTTCCGCTTTTAGCTGGTTAATGTGGTCTAGTTGCGATTTAACCAGGGCGCGTAGCTGTAAAACCTCTTCGGCTATCTCTAAACGTTCTGCAAGCTCATGGTTACTGATTGGGGCCTCCATTGGGCGTGTACCTATGGCTGCTACACCGTTGTTAAGGGTAATAAGGCGCGAATTAAGGCTCATGATTTTGTACCTGTGTTCTGGTTGTTGGCGTGTTGTTGCTGACGTTTAGCAATGCGCTGCTGTAACGCGCGGCGCTTCTCTACGGGTATTTGTAAATAGCCCAGCATTGCGGCCTGCTGGCCTAGTGCTCTACAATGTTCACTTGCGTTAGTGTTAGGCATTTGCCTTCTCCTTCTGACGTTGGCCCCGTAGTTACTTGGCGGTGTTACGGGGCCGTTCTTTTAAACTTGCGTTTGCAAGTTCTCCTCAAAGCTTTCTAAAACAATTTCTATCGAGTTAACTGCGGCGCTAATGCCCTGCGGGTCATACGATGCCGCACCTTTTAACCCGCCGATAATGCCGATCAACAGCGCGGTGTGGTGCTCTGGGTCCATGTTTCGGATGCGGCGAGAGATAGCCGATAGTTGTTGCTCAAATGGCGGTGTTTGTATTGCGTTCATTATTTTTCGGCCTCAAAAACCCAGCAGCGGATAGATTTATCTATTTTTATTTTGCTGCTAACGACCTTGTTAGATTCGATAAACTTTCGGCTTTTACTGGTTGATAAAAACGGCTTTAATTCACGTACAGTGGGTATGCGCAGCTTGTAATCACCACACCAGCTTTCAAACTCTTTTAAGTTAATTGCAATGCCTTTGTTGTCATCGCCGAAGTGATTTAATTTGTTGTCCCCGTTACGGCTTTGGATAAAGTCGTAGGCCTCCCAAAACTCAACAACCATGGGGTGGTCGCTGTTAATAGATCGCTGGCGCTCTAATGCCATTTCGATCACATAGTCACGTACGGGTTTTAATTGCTGCTCGTTAAAAACCTTTAACCCTTCATCGCCTAAGCAATCGAGCAAGGCCAACAGCTGTGAATGGTTTTTAATAATTCGCACCATGCGCAACTCTTGTATTTGGGTTAGCTGCTGCTCATATACACCCGATCGGTCATCAAACAAGGCTAAGAGTGTTTTCTCGTTTTTGATCACATCCAGGATAAACCCGCTTAGGTTTTCGACGGGGCAGCGGGCTAACCAGTCCGAACTCACTTTACTGCGGGCGTTGTGATGTTCGCGGGTTACTGATACGTGCAAAATACGCGACATAATCGCCTCGCTGGCCTCGACCTTTGCGTTTTGGCTGATAACAATCGATCCGCGCATGGGTGGCTCGTAGGTATCGTTTCCGCTGTTTTTAACCCCTCGGCTACGCATGGCGCGGCCGTTAAATGCGGGTTTTAGTTCGTCCCAATCAAATTGCTTGGCCTTGCTGTCGTTTTCTCGATCGGACTCGATCATTACGATCGGCAGGTTAGACACTTGGCTAAAATAGCGGCCCCGTGCTGCCGTGGTCATTTTGTTTGGGTCTAGGCCCTCCCAATCTGGGCGGCCTACTAATTTCCACAAAAACTCCAGTAGGGTGGATTTACCGGCTCCGGCTTCACCGACAAGTTCAAAAAATGGGAAACTTTGCTGCAGTTCTCTAATCTGCTGCACTAGCAAACTGCCCACCCAGTAAGCCGTTGCAATCACGCCAGCATTATCAAACGCCGTTAATAAATGACTGGCCCATTCGCGCTTGTAGCTTTTTAAATCAGGGTTAATGCTAAGTTCTGGTTGGCTACTTAGGCTTTTAATCGCCAATTTCCCAAACTGGAAAAAATCCTCATCGTTTACGCTAACAATCCGCGCATCACGTACTGCAATATCATTAAAAATATACGCACGGTGGATATCACAAAACCCGATAAAATCTACTGTTTCAACCGTTCTAAGGTTGTGCATCATGTCTTGCATAATGCGGTCTAGCTGTTTTGGTGTGCCTGTCCACCAAGAGTTTTTTATTGCCAGTAGGCGGTTTTTAAATTCACCGGCATTGGTCAACTGTTTAGGTGTAAATGGCTTTTTTTCGATGGTGCCGTCCGGTGTTTCTATCGAAAAGTAGTACCAGCTCTCGTCAGTAACATGGTTAGCCTGAAAATACAGAGGCTTAGGCATGGCGGTGCAGATCCGTACAACACAGCCAGCGGATTTAAGCGCCGCGTCCCGTTGTTTTTCGGTTAACTGTTCGCCGCCATCTACATCGTAACTGCGCACTTCTTTGTCGTAGGCGTCCATATCCAGCTTCCACCAATACAGCTGGTTCTCAAACGTAAACCAAAACTCACGGCTTGGTCGGTCGTTGTACATCAATAGCGCTTTTTCTGAAGCGGTACCGGCGAGTAGCAGATCGCCCCAGTGCAGGTATTTATCGATGTGTTTGTCTTCTAACTGTCCACGCTGCAAAAGGTCGTTCCAGTCGTACGGCTTACCCTCTGGGGGTTGGGCTGCACCACATTGCCATCCATTACTGCCAGCTAACTTGCTAAACTTTTTAATGGCTTTGTGGCCAGCCCTGTTGCCATCTTGCGCCCATATAATCCGTGGGCGTTTGCCCTGGGCGCATACTTTCTGGATCTCCTGCAGAAAGATATTCGGGTAATTGCTGCAGCTCATATTTGATACAGCTGCAATACCCATATGCTGTAATGCAATAGCGTCGAAGATGCCCTCTACCACCCAAATTTCATTTTCTTTGGCTAGGTCTGCATAGCTGGTTGTTGGCGGCATCCATACATGCCCTTTATATGGCCCAACAAAGTTGGCTTTTTGGCTGCCAAAACGTTGAGGCTTATCTAAAATGCGCTCCCAGTAACCCTGTGGCAGCATAAACCGCACGGTGGTTGATCCGATGCCAAGCTTATTGCTGTAAAAATGCTCTTGGGTATACCAGCCGCGTATTTTAAGCAGATCAAAACCACGACCATCGCGCAGGTAGCCGTCTGCTACGGCGGTGGGGTTTGCTTGTTTTTCTTGCTCTGTTTTGGGTTCGTAGCGGTCTGTCCATGTCTCAAAAAACTCGGGGTAAATCTCTTTAATGTGATGCTGTGCGCCGCACTTATTTTCTCTGCCGCACTTAATCATCCATGGTGCCTCTACACTGATAAACGCCTCAGCCTTGTGGCACGTAGGGCACACGATCTTTTGTAGGTATTTACCGCTGGCATCCTGTTTAACCTTGGCATCACTGCGCACGGCGTTAAGGATATCTTCACGTAGTTGGGGGTTCATTTGGATCATTGATCGTGCGCCTTACTACCAAGTTAATAAATTAAAGTAGGTCCATCTGGTTGCGGTCTTTACCTAGTAAATTTATATCGGGCATGGGTTCGCCCATGGCATTGCATAGGTTGCGCAATCGTTTGGTTAACAGCTCAAAAGTAAATGCATCGGCGGTATTGCTGAGTGTGCGTAGTAGGCTAACCATTGCATTGGTGGCTTTAACTTGATCAAGCTCTTTGCTTAGGCCGAAGTAACCCTGTTTACGTAATGCGGGGAGTACTTCTTCGCAAACCCATTCAGCAAACTGTTCTGCTTGTGGTTTCCTAGATGAAAATAAGGCCTTATAGACGGCAGGTTCTGATATGAAAATAACCTCTGAACTACCGCTTTGCCCCTGAAGATATAAGGGGCAAATCCACTTTTCGGGGTAGTTTTTAAGGCTGCCTGTGCGTTGGCTCCATTTTATATCAAGCGCTTCAAATACGTCTTTAGCGCAAAACCAGATTTCTCCTTGTTCGTCGGTAGCTGTTCGCACTTCGTGTTCACTAAAAATAAATGGATTGCTGTGTGGATTAATGTTTTTCATGGTTTACGTCCCCTTAGTTAGTTACTTGTTTCTAGCAGCTCGTCAATATCCATCTGCTTTTCAGCTTCTTTTTGTGCTGCTGCTTTACGCATAGCGCTGTCGGCCATTGGTAAATCAATGTTTGGGTTAGGTTCTGCAGAGGGGCTCATCCGGCAGGTAAACTCCATGTGTCCGCCAAATGCGGCACCGCAGTTTATGTTTTGGCACTCAACATAGACATTGCGCATTAAGTCGTGCATATACACGCTATTACGCACCCGCATCGGCCCTTTGCAGTCAGGGCATCGCAATTTATAAGTGCTGCCGCTCATGATTCACCCCCAGCTTCAAACTGTTTTGAAAGTTCAATAAAGTGGTTTAACTGCTGCTGCAGATCTAATGCGCACTTGTTCATTCGGGCGCGCTCTAGGCTGTCGATCTGGCCGTCGTCCAATGCGTTTTGCAGCTCTGTAATTAGGCTCATAGTGCGGCCCATTAAGTGAGTGCTGCTGCCGAGCACATCCATATCGCTGGGTAGGGTTGGTACCTCATCTGGTGTAAACCACACCACGCCAGCCTCGGCACAAATTGCATCTAAAATCCGTGTATCTTCGGTAATGCGCAAAATGTGCATTGACTCTTCAAGCGTTAGTACATGACTACCAGTGTTTTTAAGTTTTTTATTAAGTACCTGTTGGCTAATGCCAAGTAGGCTAGAAATAACAGGAGAGCCGCCTTTGTAGTCATGCACTGCGTGATAGCACGCCATTACTGGGCTGTGGACGCCACCGTGGTCTTTCTGTTGTTTAGTCATGTATGTCACCTGCTTGTCGTGTACGTATTAATTAACAAACAGCTTGCTTAGAATCGGTATTTAACGCTTCTCGGTTTTTGATGGCTTCTTCAATAAGAATGGCAGCCATGCTTGATTCGCTACGAATCTCTTGTTTAGCCAACTGTGTAACCTGTTGATAAAGGCGCTGATCAACCATGGCCTGGATGCGTTGACGTTTAAGTGTGGTATTAGGTGTAGTCATTGCTATAATTCCAGCTAGTAAAGGTTAGTAATATCTAGTAGCTCCATAATAGTTCAACATACGTTGAACTGTAAATAGGTTTTTTCAAAAAATGTTGAATTTTTTTGATCGTCTTAAAGAAGAACGTAAACGTCTTGGTCTAAATCAGATGGATGTTGCTAAGCACGCTGGCGTCTCAAAAACCACTCAATTCAACTATGAAAAGGGTGATAGACAGCCAGATTCTGAATATTTGGCGGCTGTGGCTGAGTTAGGGATGGATATTAGTTATCTGGTAACAGGTTCACGTTCGTTGAATTTAGATCTCAACAAAGAAGAAAGCGCTTTGCTGGATAACTTTAGGCACTTAGGTGTTGAGGATAAAAAAGCCATTTACCACGTAAGCTTGGCTATGGCCGTTGGATCTACAGACAAAAAAGCAGGAAACGAATAAAAAAATAAACAGGGATTTTTCATGGCAGGGAATGAATGGCCGCCGCAGTTGGAACCCCAAAAAGGAACGCCCGCCGCAAGGTTAAAAGAAGAGAGAGTGCGCAACGATTTAGATGTTAAATCGCTGTGCGACAAATTAAGTGTGGTTGATAGACCATGTATTACCCATAAATCTTATGCATGGTTTGAATGCGGTGAAAAAGACTTTTTACCCATTTTTAAAACTCAGCACTGGAAACGTTTGTCAGAAATTGGGTTTGATATTCAATACATAATATCAGGCATCCCATCAGCTATACGCGACCAAAAAGAAGCGGCGTTAATTGATAATTACCGGGAGTGTTCGGCTGCTAACCAGCAGCACCTCGAAGCGGTTAGCACTGCGTTTAAGGAACAGGAAATAGAACCTTCCAGAAAAGTGGATTATTAAATAATAAAAGGAATTTATATGTCATTTTCAGGGCATCAGTTTGGTGGGGAGTGGACAGAAGAGAAACTAAAGTTTCTTAATGCCTACATTAATGCTTATACCATTGCGCTTAAAAATCAGAAGTTTACCTTGCATTACATCGATGGGTTTGCCGGTACAGGTGAACGAACAGTCGCATTACAAGGGAATTCTTTATTTGATAAAAAAGAGGAAAAAATTGTTTTTGATGGTTCTGTAAAGCTTGCTTTAGATATTAATAGGCCCTTTGATAAATATCACTTTATTGATTTAAATGCTAAGCACGTAGCTCAATTAAAAGAGATCAGAGCGCAGTACCCGCAAGTTGATATTTCTATTTATCAATCCGATGCTAATGAGCAAGTGATTAAACTATGTCGTTCTATTCCGTGGAAAACCGCTCGAGGAAGTAGAGCTGTTTTATTTTTGGATCCATATGGCATGGAAGTAGATTGGAAAACATTAGATACAGTCAGTAAGACCGAGGCCATAGATATGTGGTTTCTTTTTCCATTGTCAGGTTTGTTTCGAAATGCCCCAAATCAAAAATCAAAACTTGATCCAGGTAAAATGGCTGTGTTAGATAGAATATTGGGTACCCATGATTGGTATGACGCATTTTATGCACCTAAACCATCAGGGGTTACTGCCGACCTCTTTCCTGATCCTACTGTTGATGAGGAACCAGAACAATTTAGAAAGATGAACGTTGAGGAGTTGGAAAGGTGGGTTACCCAACGTTTGAATGAGATTTTTAAATATGTTCTATCTCCCATCACTATAAAACGAAGGGGGATACCTATGTTCACACTGTTTTTTGCGGTATCTAATCCTGACCCTAAAGCATTAGGTTTGGCGAAGAAAATTTCTAATGGTATTAGGGAAAAACTCCTATAAGCGGATAATCACTATAAGTTTTTCCGTTAAGCTCTCGACCATTTACTTTTTTGTTGCGCTTAACACCATCTGCACCCCAGCCGCCCCATTGTTTAAAGAAAAATGCAACATTTTCTGCTTCGCATTGGACTTTAACATTCTCGACCCAGGCTTGTTTCATGGGGCGTGCTTGCGTACCAGATTCCCCGCCTACAATAACCCAATGAATGTCTTCTAAATTAATTAGTCCTATATCTTCTAATAGAGGTTCTACAGATAGGAAGCGGGTTTTTGCATTAATTTGACGTAAGTAATCAATTCTCGGTACGCCGTATTCTTGATCTTCAACTGATACCCCCATCCAAGCATTTTGTGGGACATCACGTGTTGAGAAATATTCAGCCATTCTCGCAGCGCGTTTAGTGAGAATTTGGTAGGTGTGCCTAGGTGTTCTTTTAATAATGTCGAACACTTGGTCTATATAATGGTCTGGGATTGCTTCGTGGAATAAATCACTCATTGAGTTAACAAAATAAACGGTAGGTTTTTTCCGTTTAATCGGTTGCTCAAGCCTTTCAGGCATAATAGACACTTTAAACCCGTTCTCATAACCAGGAGCTCCCATTGCTTGTAATCTATTTGCCATTACTTCTGCGTAGCAGTGTTTGCAGCCGGGAGATACTTTTGTACATCCTGTTACCGGGTTCCATGTTTGCTCAGTCCATTCAATTTTAGATTGAGTACCCATCATTTATACCTGTTTATTTATGCATACAATTAAGTGTTAATATTAACACTAATTGTGTTTTTTGTCTTATGGGTGAAGTAGGCAAAAGGTACAAGAAAGCCCCGCATTACGCAGGGCTTTTTGGTTTTAGACTTCCACTATATGCCAAAGTCCATCACTGTATTTTGGATCATCAGTGTAACGACTAAGTTCACAACCTTCGGGAATGCTTTCGCCGTCTTCTAATAATGATTCTATATGCAGTTTGATCGCTTTTTTTGCATTAATGAGGGCTTTGTTAAGTGAGTCACCCGCAGAAAAACAGCCGGGTAGATCAGGTACGGTAACGCCATACGCACTGTCGCCTTCCTGATGAATAACGATGGGATAAAACATTTTCGTTTCCTCTTCCTTGAGTTCGAATCAATAATTATACATATTTTTAATTTGTAGCAAATCACCCACTCTCCATTTCCAGCCGCATTTTATAGCCGTTGTCATTCAAATGGTGCTCTACGCGCTCAATGATCCAGCCCAGGCTATCTATTTGTTGTTTATAGCCTGTAGCGGTGACGGGCATTTCTGGGTAAAGCTCAGGTTGTGCGGTGGCTAGGTCTAACACTAGGCGTTTACCTGCGCGTTGTATTTTTCGCCATTCTGCCTGTGCTGCTGTCTGCGCCTCTTTTTGTGTTGCATAGGTGTGGCGGATCACTTTTAGTTTAGTGTCGCTGCCTGCGGTTTCTTGCAGCTGCTCACCTGTGTTTGTGTTGTTCCAGTTTGCCTGCACACCTGTGTAATCGGTTGTTTTATCGGTTTCGCTGTAGGTGTGTTGGTCGCCGTTGCTGCGGCTAATAGTTGCGTGGCTTAATAGGGTACCGCTGGCGGTGGTTTTATTACCTGCAGGGCTGAATATAAGCGTGTCGGCTTTTACATTGCTGACTGCGTCATGCAGTGTGGCGAGGCGGCTAATAAAATTTAGGTCACTTTCGTTGGTTTGGTCGAGGTGTCCAATAAAATAATCGTCTAGTGATGGATGTATAACAGGTGTTAACCCGTTCCGCGTTGCCATGGTGCGGAGCATGTCGCCTAGGGTTATAAAGTGCCAGCTTTGTTCCCGTTTTTGGTTGAGTGTGCCTTTAAAGCTGGCACTACGTGCACGTATAGTCAGCTGATCGGGCGGGCCGCTGTGTTCTGTTTCGTCTACTGTAAACACGCCTTTAAATATCAGGCTGTCACCAAAACCCAGCCATAGTCGTATTTTTGCGCCTTGCGGGGGGATCTCTAATAGACTGTCTGTATCATCGAGTGTGATCTCTAGCTGATCCGCTTTGTCTCTTCGCTCATCGGTTAGGGTTAAATTAATTAAACGCCCGCTGATATCAGGGGTGATGTTTTTCCCGTTGACCTCTAGCCGATAACTGGGCGTCATAATAGATCCTGCAGGTCTGATATTAAGCTGGTTTGGTCGATCTGGTCATCGTCGACGCGGGTAATACGCAATGAGAATTCAATTTTTCTGGGTTCGCCATTGGGGTAAAACAGTGTTCGAGTTTCTGATAGTTCATCTATCTCCCATAGCCCAAATACCTCGCCCATAGCCGATACTAAAATATAGGGTTCGCACCTGTCGCCCATAGCGCGGAGTGTGTCGATACTGGCTGTATCGCCTAGCTCTGCGGCCACCCAGCCCTGCAGGGTAATGGTGTCTTCACCGGGACCGATAAACTGGCTGGCTGCGCGTTTGCCTATTCGGTTGTTGCGGCCGTAGCGCCAGCTGGTGTTACGTTGCAGGCTTTGGTAGGCGAGGGTATCAATACCCCATACAAATAAACCGAGCGTCATTAACATTAGTCGTCATCCCTCAATCGTGAGCGGTTTGCTACGTCGCGGCGGGTTTGTGCGCGTTTTACTTCTTGGCCAACCATGGCTGCGAGTTGCTGCTCATCCATCCCTTGACTGGGGTGTACGTGTATCGCCTCGATGGTTGTTGTGCTATTGCTGCCCCCAGCCGCTGCCATGCGGATGGGTTCGTGGCGCTTATAACGGGTAACTCTGCGGCCACTGTTGTCTATTTTGGCCTCTTGTTCGCCCATAAACTCGTTGCCCATATCCCAAAGGCCTTTGTATGCACGTACAATTAACCCCATGGGCGACCAGCTCAGCAGTAGTTTTGTAATGCCGATAATGCCGCCTTCAAATGCTTGCTGGATCTCGTTCCAGAGGTTTTTAAAAAATGGGCCGACGGTTTCCCAGTTTGTATAAATTAATGCGCCCGCCGCTGCAATGGCTAAAATTGCCCAGCCGATGGGGGTACCGATTAAAAATAAGCTTAGGCTTTTAAGCGCTTTTAGTACCATCGGTAGTTTAAGCCCTGATAATTCTCCAAGCTCTTTGCCCAAGCCCCATACACTGCTAATGAGTGGCGCGAGTTTTAGTGCAGCGAGTATGTAAATGAGGTTTTCCCAGCCGCCAACAAGGTCTGCAATGTTACTAATTGCTGAGGATATGGCGCTCCCTGCTGCCCATAGTCCGGTAGCAAATTTAATCAGCTTTTCGCCCACGTCTTTCGCGTAGGCTTGCAGGCTGCCATCGGCTGCCATTTCATTAATTTTATCAAGTAGGCCGCCGAGCTTGTCTTTCATCCAGTCAAACAGGCCTTGCTCCATAACCATTAATGCGAACCGGCTCCACTGGTCGCCGATATTAGATAACATTCCGCGCCACGTTTTAGAGCGTTCGCGCATTGCGTTGGCATATTTTTGGTTCCAGATCGTGCGGAGAGTGCTCTCGATCTCGTTACGGTTGTTCTTATCTACCGTAGCGGTACGCTGCTCGCCAGCTCTGTTGGTGTATTCGTAGGTGACTTGATCGCCTGCGGTACTGGCCCTAATGCCAAACTCTTTTAAGCGTTCATTTTCACCGGTTACGGCATCGGCAATTGCTTCGATGGATTGAAGCAGGGGTTTGTTCATGGCACTGGATGCGTCGCCTAGGTCTTTTAGTAATCCGGTTGTTGGGTCTAGCCCGTAAGCGCGTAGCTGTTTGTAGGCCTCGGTCACTTCGCCCAGCTCGTAGGGGGTGGTGGCGGCAAAGTCACTTATCCACCCCATTGATTTTTTAGCTTTGGCGTTACTGCCTTCTACTGCGCGTAATACCGCTTGGTAATCTTCAAACATGGCGGCGGTGTCTAGGAACTGTGTTTTAAAAAAATACCCGCCTGCGGCACCGGCAATCGCGCCTTGGCCCATTAGTCGCCCAAATTGTCCTCGCACGTTGGCACCGGCAGCGCTTAATTTAGCCATCTGTTTTTGGCGGGTATTAATTTGCTCGAGCTTTTGTTTTTGTTGCTGCATCGCCATGTTGGTTTTATCCATTTGGCGCTTCAGCTTGGCTTGGGATCGGTCTAGGTATTTTGTGTTAATGCCGCCCTTTTTTAACTCGCTATTTAAGCTGTGCAGCTTTTCGCGGTTTTGGCCTAGCTTTGCCTTTAGTTTAGCTGCGTTGGATGTAGCCTGTTTAAACCGTGTTGAGAGTGTTTTGCTGGGTTTGTCGGTGGCTTTTAGCTGCTTAGCTAATGCGTTTGCACGGGCGCGGGCTTCGTCTAGCTTTTTCGAATTTTTGGCTGTCTCAGCCTGTAGTTTTTTAAAGCTGGAAATGTCGCGCTGCTGCGCCTGCAGCTGCTTTAACTGTTGGCGCTGTTTGCGTAAGGCGTCGGCGGCCTTGGTGCTGCCGCCTTGTATCTTTTTAAGCGGTGCGGTGAGGGTTTCTAAATGTCCTAAAATCAGGTTTAAACGTAAATCTTTAGACATTATGTTCCCTCTGAGATCGGTGCACGTTCTACCGCTAATTTATGCCATTGTATTAATTCGTCTAGCTCCATGGTGAAGAGGTGCTCAGGCCCCCAATGGAACACCACCGCAATGTCGGCGATTAGTTCATCTACGCGCTCAGGCAGTTCTAAATTTGTACTGCCTTGGGTAGAAAAAAACTTCCGGCCTCTATGCCCAGTTGCATTAAGTCTGCAGGGTCTAAGTTGCCAACCTCGTCCTCTGTTAAGCGTGGGTCAGAGATACGCGGTAGTAATTTAATCAGTGTGTTTACGTCTTGCTGGGCAATATCGGCAATGCTTAGGCCGCGCAGCTCACCTGCTTTTGGTTTACGTAGGGTAATTGCATCAATTTGTTTATCACCGCGATTAAACGGGTAGTCGAGTGGTACAAATGCATTCAGTTGGTTTGTTACTGATATGTTTTGTGCGTCTTTTTTAGCCATTGTTTTGCATCCCATTGCAAAGTAAAAAAAGCGGAGGCCAAGGGGCGGCCCCCGTATAAAAAGGCTTAGTTAAGCCCTAGAGCGGTACGGTGATCTTTTAAACGATCGACGCCATCAACCATTTCAATCATGTTGATGATGTCGATTTCAATAATGTTCTCGTTGTTAATGTTGAGGCGGTAATAGCTTAGGTTGCTAGTGATTTTTAATGTGCCACCTTCGGCGGGTTTAGCTGTGCCCATATCAATTGCGCTATGTCGTCCACGCATTTCAATCTCGACAGCTTTAATGCCGCTTCCATCCTCTGCAGTGTATGAGCCGTTAAAAATCAGTAGTACGCCGTCGTGCTGGGTAATACCAAACTGGCGTAATGGCTCTTCCATGAGCCCGCCACATGTCCATTCCATGGATAGGGCTTCCATTCCCTGATCCGTGTTTATCGGGGCATTCATCCCAGCGCCGCGATACTCTTCCATAACTCGGTTAAGAACTGGCAGGGCTAGCTCTTCCACTTGACCGACATAGCTTGTCCCGTCGTTAAACAGGTTCATGTGTTTTAGTTTTGTTGGTAACGCCATGATATAGCCCCTGTTTATGCGTTAATGATTTCTGCAAAATCGGCCAAGTATTGGTCGGTAATGCGCTGTTGAAACATTAGGTTTTCGAGTGGAGGCACTGGGGTGTAATCGTAATCAATGTACAGTTTGCCGTCTTTCAGCACGTCTGTAGTGTTCACAACATCATCAAACCATGCGCTACCGTCGATGATGTAACCCAGTGCTTTTAGTTCTGCAAATTTACGATTTATTGTGCCAATCAGCGATTTAATAAGCCCCGGTGTCATGGGCTTATCTACTGCCCACATGTGGGCCTCGGCAATACTATCTGCGAGTATTTGTGCTGTGCGCGTGTAGTTTTCAAATGCAAAGAGCGGGTCGTCAGAGCAGGTGCGTGAACCCCAAAAACGATAGCCATCGCGCTTAACTAATGTAGTTACTTCGCTTTCGTTTAAATAGCCAGCATCTGTGTTGGGGTTTTGTAAATCCCAAAATATATCCTTGCTGATACCTGTAACGCCGTTAACACCCACGTTAGAAATTGTTTTATGCCAGCCAACCTGTTGGTCTATTTTTGCACGCAATCCCAGCGCGCGGGCAGTTGCGTAAAACGTTGCCTCTTCATCTGCAACGGTATCCCAACCGACAAAATCAGGCCAAATAACCATGACCTCGCGCTGACTAAAATTGTCGCGGTAGGTTGTTGCCGCTTCTTTAGTATCGGCACCAAATGCAGACACATATGCAAATGCGCGGAGCTGTTGAGCAATGCTAGCCAGCTCGGTTGCTACGGATAATGAATCGAGTCCTGGTACACCTAAAATTCGCGGTTTAACACCTGTTTTAGCTTCGGCTACTAACAGCGCTTTCATACCTGTGTAGTCGCCGTCTGTCGTTACCTCACCAATAAGGTTGCTGGTTGTTTCTGCATCGTCGTCGCCTTCGGGCACACGTACTACAATGCAAACAGGGTTTGTTTGATCTGCAATTGCATCGAGTGATTTTAAAAGCGTGCCCGTGGTGCCAGCAAAACCTTGGGCTTCGCGTACATTGGTGATAAGCACAGGTTTATTGGCAGGGAAATAATCGGCGTCGGCATCTTCTGCAACAGCAACCAGTCCAATAATTGCGGTTGATACAATACGAATCGGTCGGCTGCCCTCGTTTATTTCAATAACACGGACGCCGTGGTGGTAATCAGTTGGCATGGTTGCTCTCCTGCAGTTAATTGCTGGGCTGTTTGGCCTGTTGCAATTATGTCTGTGCAGGTTGCTATAGGGCAGTATATGGGTGTGTATTTACAGGCTATACACGGAGACAGTGAAGGGGGGATAGGGGAGGTGTGATTGGAAGAATAGCGGATATTGGGGGTAAATTACTACCCCCAATAATGGCTACCAGGCAATTGATTGTAACGTGGCTAAGTCGTTAGCATCAGCGGCGGCCTGTGCTGAATCTTTTAAGGTTTTTGCTTTTAACAAATGTGCCATTTTATGCACAGCCAGTGCCTCCCCGACTTGGTGTATTTGGGTGGCAGTGTGTAGGCGGTAGTCAACAACACCTAGGCTGTTGCGGCACTTTTGCGGCACGTCTTTTGCGCGCTGGATGTTACCGCTTAGGTTTAGCTGGTCTTCTAGTTCTGATTCATAGCTGTGGGTTTCACCCAAGGCGTCGGATGTAAACCCTGCCTCTATTCCCGCTTTACACGCAGCGTTAACGGCGGCAATAACGGTGGGTAACGTGGCAGCTATTTCCAGTGTTACATCATACGCCCACTCACTGCCGTTCCAGCTGTCAAACGTATTCGGTTGACGTTGAGTTAACCCAGCGGGTAGGGGGCCTAGTTCTGTGTGGGTTGTTTGGGTTTTGGTGGTTGTATCCCAAACGTTCCCTCGGTTGTCCTCTATGAGTTGCCAGCCATCTCCCTCGGCGCTAGTGCCAGTGCGTTTAACAATATGACCAGCGGGGATGGTAGGCAGCTGAGACGTGGTAGCAAACGCCACGGATAAAAAATGGCCCTCTTCTAATGGGCTAGCTGGCGCCTGCGTCGTGTGGGTGTATATCCGCGTTACAGGGTCAAAATGATGCAAATTCATTAGATAAACCTCTTATTGATAACGGAAACAAAGCATCCATGCGGTGTTGCGGGGGCGGGTTTCGGTGGATGTATTGATTGATCGAGAAAGGTCGAAATCGATCCAGCTCATCAGTGCACCGCCATTCGTGAAATTACCCGCAGAGGCGGTAACAGCAAACGGGCCTGTAGGTTCATATGATGCGTTATCATTTCGTACGCCGCCGACCGACCCAGTTGCGTTTTCTACAGCGAAATCTTGAAAGCTACCCAGCACACGTGAATCATCTATTAACCCCGTACTGTCCCACACTCGCAAAAAATCGCCTAACACTTTGGGGGCTCTAAATGTTGTGCTGCCATCGCCAGCCGACCAACAGCCTGTGCGGCCTGCTAGCCAGTCTGCATCGGAGATAACGGTTATATTGTTATCAGCGTTGTTAAGCGCCTCCCATAGGGTTTCATAAACAGTGCGGCTTAACAGCTGGCCGGTAAACGCCATTGAACCAACAGGTGGCGTATCGCCCATATGCCAATACGGTACACCGATATTTTTACCGCCCAGGGCCAGTGTTTGTATGGCAATGGCTAATTGGTCTAAAACCGTAGCGTCGGGTGTTAATCCGGCGGCTGTAATTGCGTTGTCTATTTGTGTTTTAATCCACGCGGTGCGGTTTGCTAATTGGCGTGGCTGGGTATTAGATTTGCCTAACGCGCCGCCTTTAACAGCATCTGCCGTGGTTAATTGATAGATTGGGCTCCATTCTTCTGTATCTGTAAAATCAGCCATCTACAAATCCTCCGTCGTGAGTAATTGTGCCATCATAGTTAAATTCCCCATCGTAAAATATCGACGCATACTGCAGGTTTCGCAGGTGGCTGCGTGCCGGTTTATAGTTGTTTATTGAGTCAATTATTTTTTGTAATTGTGCCGCAGTGGGCGAATTACCAATGTTTAAAATCACATCAAATTCGGCCCAGTGCATATCGTTACCGTAGGTTATTGAGCCGTCGTAGATGTATGCGCCGTCATATTTTGCGGTGCTGGGTTCTATGATCTCTACATCCTCATAACCCAGTGATTGCAAGGCCAGCTTTAACGCCCCTGGTGTACCTTTGTGGCGGTGTACAGCGATAGAATTTGCAATAACATCACGTTTTACCTGTTCGTCCCAATTATCGTCCCACTCATCAACAGACATTTGCCACGCTAGCCACGGCAGGTTGGCGATAGGGCATTCATAGGGGTTTAACAGCGATGCAAAATCAATAGGTATGCTGTCAATCCGCGCGGCGGTTTGTTCTATATGACGCTCTACTGTCGTAGCGTTGGGGGGTAACAAGCTAGGGACGTTACTCATCGACGCCCCCATCCGTTAATGTAATCGCTGTGCAGTACGGCGCTTGGTTGTGATCAATACTAATATCGGCGGCAGGGCTCGTTAGATTTACGTTTTGCACACCGGATTGGTGCAGCGCGGCGTGTATACCCGATACAGTTATATCCATGCCCATTTTATGCTGTTGCAGTACGTATGCATCGGCGGCGGCTTGGGCGGCAGCTAATACAACGGCGCGATCGGGGCCATCAAAAAACGTTAGTGTGGCAACAATACTGTAATTAACAATAGATGCCGCGTTTACAAAAACCTCATCATTTAACGGGCGGATAAACTCATCATTTAGCGCGTTGTAAACGGTTTCTAATAGGGTTTCATCTGCTGTGCCGTCGCCGTCGGTGGATAATATAGTCACCTCAACCTGCCCAGGGGTTGGGCTATAAACATCTGCATCGGCAACGGTAGGCGACGCCGACAATGCATGAAACTTATATGATCCCGTAGGCCCTGCGGTACTGTGACCCTCTACAGATAGTTGGGTACGACGCCTAAAATCGTCATCACTCTCATAAACAGCCTCTACAGGTGGGTATGCATCAGGATCGGCGGGGGTAATCAGCTGGCGCTCTACCTCATAAAATGCGGCGGCATTATCTAAATTAGTGGTGCGGGCATAGGCTAGCATCATGTTTTTAGCCGCCTCATTAACGCGCTGTCGTAAACGCAGCTCGCGGTATGCAAATGTCTCTAGCTGTTTGCGGTTTGGATCGGATTCTAGTTGCAGGGTTGCCGCCATATCCGGTGCACGGGCCGATAGATCCACAATCATCTCATCTAAAATTGTTTCAAAATCTAGCGCCTCGATCACATCAGGAAATGGCAGGTTTTCTAAGTCTATCGCTGTAAATCCTGACATTAAATGCCCCCTGTTACCGGTGTTGAAATTGTTGTGGTTTCGCCGTTTATGGTTCCCTCTACTAGCACCGTGGCTTTTTCTTTATCAGTGATCAGCTGAATGCTGGATATTTTTAACCGAGGCTCCCAGCGCATAATCGCGCCAGCCGTCGCCGCATATAGCCGTAAAATCGTTTTATTGTTTAACGGGTGGTCAATCAGCGCGGGTATAAAGCTGCCGTAATCGCGTCGCATAACACGGCTGTTGATCGGCGTGGTGATAATGTCATCAACAGATTGTTTTACATGGTCGCTAACAGCTGAAATGCCTTGCCCCGTGTATTTATCAAAGCCAATCACTGGGCACCTCCTGTTGTACCACCTGAATCGCCCGGATGAGTATGGTGTTTAACACTAATACCATCAGCAGTTAGATCCCCCGTTGTGATCTCAACGTCACCGGTAATCTGGGCGGTTGCGCCTGTACCACCGCTGCCCGACATGCCGGATTTGTAGGTTAGTAGCCCGTCTACGTCTAATTTTCCTTTTACGTTAGTTTGCGGCGTGTCGAGGGTTATATTATCGGGGCTTTTAACTAATACGGGGCCAATACAGTCGATCAACAACTCGTGAGTGTCGCTGTTATATTGCAGGGCTGTGCCGTCATCAAATTTAATTAGGTCAACATCAGGATCGGTGCTAGGGCTGGTTAAATTATCGGTGTATAACGTGCCGATTATTTGCGCCTGCGCGGGGTCACCACTGATACACGCAATAATAACCTGCGTGCCTACCCGCAACGGGCGCCAGCGTATGTAATTACGGCCCACATCGGCAGGCCACGGCAACCAATCGGTTGTTAATGCGCCGCTGTTTACACGTATTTTACGTGCATCGTGATCCACCTCGGCAATGGTGCCCAGGCGAATTAGGTTTTCTATGCGGCGGTTTATATCGGCGGTATCCATACCATGATCATGCACGACCATGGCGCGTGGATACATTTAAGGCGTGTGTAAGTGGGGGTTATACAAGGGCTAGGTGAGTAGCGCTTTTATCTCTTCGCGGGTTTCAGTTATTAGCGTGTCGAGTGATTTTCGTCTATCTATTACATCGCTGAATATTCAAATTATCTCGTCTAAATTTCATAATCAAACTGCACAATCCAGTTATATAGTGT